CAGTTCTAGCTTCTCTAACAGAATCTAAATACGATAGCATTGGAAATGCTTGTTGTGAAATCGGTTGTGATTGTAAAGGTTGCATCACTTGGTTTGGTGGTTGTTTCGTTCTAACTACTCCACCAGGTCTAGTCGTTAATAGGTCATCCATATTAACCATACCATCCATGATTGCTACTCTGTTGTTATTCGTTAAATACATATTATCCAACAGCTGTCGCATGACAGTTGATTTCATTAATTGGATGTCTTCAACTAACTCAGATATTGAACGACCATAAAATCTGTGTGGCATTGGAATTGGAGTAATAGTTACAAATGGAATATTATCGCAAGGCATATTTTCTAACACCATAGAACCATCATCTCCTGCAGATACAATTCTTCTTAGTTCTGCAATACCATCTTCATCGTAATCGTATTTTACATAAGACTCATAGATTAAAACTTTTTCAGTTGAACTATCTGTTGCATTATCAATTGGGTATTCGTCAATATTTCTTTGTCTAACAATTTCTTCAGTATTATAAATATCTTCATCTGATGTTGGTAATGATTTAACATCTTCTTCATCATACCCCATAGCCACTAAGTCTGATCTTGACATTAAAACTTTGTGAGAAACGAAATCAGCATCGTCAATTGATTTTGCATTTCTGTCAATTAAAAATTCTTCTGGTGGGATAGATTCAATTTTAATTTTTCCACTTTTATTTGTTCGTTTAATTTTACAATTGTATAATGTGAAATCTGGTTTTTGAACTTGAGATGTATCTACTCCTTGATCTTCGTATTGTTCCAATAATGCTTCATATTGATCTTTAGCTTTTTCATCTTCCATTTCTTCTTCTTCAACAATTTCAATCTCATCTTTAGAATCCATCAAAGCATCTTTTTCAGCTTTGGATAAATTTTTATAAGTTTGAAATTCTACTTTTTCACTTTCGTGATAATAAATTTTTAAGAAACCATTTTTTTCAATTAGTGCATCTTTGAAAAAATTATAAAGTAATTGAAAACCATTATTGTCTTTGTAGAAAACATGATTGAGATAAGCAGAGGCTTGTTCGGCAAGAGGTACATCTTCGGCAGTTACTGGATCGCAACGAACTACATTATCACTTGCAGTAAACACTCTTAATAAATTTGGTAAGATACTTTCAATTGTATCTGCAACATCAGTTGATACGACTTGTGAACGACCATCTATTTCTGTTCCAAGTTTATCTCCTAAATAATATTCTAAAGATTTTCTTCTTGATGATGAAAGCTGTCCACCTAAATATCCTAAAGCATTGTCAATTTGATTTGATAATAAACTTCGTAATTTAGGATCTGATAATTCGATTATTTTTTTTGCCATATTAAACTATATAATTTGTGTCAACTGGAATGGGTTTGTTCCAATCCGATCTTTGAACAGGCTCAGTTACTGCACCATATCTAACACTATCGCAAAAGTGTGAAGACCAGTTGTGCAGAGGTTTGTTCCTGAAACAATTATTTTTTTCGTCCCATCGTTTGCAGTATGATTTTAATGCCTCAATCAACTTTTTGCAATTGTTTTTATGGAAGTAACACTTTGGTAACATTCGTCTTACTTGCTCAATACCATCTTCTATACTAAGTTTGGGTGCGATGTCAAATTCTAGTCCCATTTCCTTAGCTGTTTCCCACCTAGACTTATTCGTTCCAATCTCCCTAACTCTAATATCATGGGGTGCTATATGCTTAGAATAGTTATATCCTTTGTCATCTATAACATTCAGATAATGCTCTAAACCCTCACCAGAGTTTTCATAGCAGTCAATAATTCTAACCTCCTCACCATGTCGTTGAGCAAAGGTGATTACTGTGCTGTCGTTCATTCCTAAGTCCCACCAGGTTTCAACCTCTAAATTTTCGTCAATATCAAAATTTTTAATTCTGCCTTTCTCCTCTAATTGCTCCATTGTCTTACCAAAGTAAGAACCAGATATTCCAGCTTGAAAAGAACATCCAAACTCTTGAGCATAAGCCTCTGGCGACATAGTCGCTTTTGCAGCATCTAATTCCTCTTGAGCAATAATCTTAGTTTCACTAGCTTTAAATACTTTGGTAAACCAGTCCTTGTTATACTTAGCTCTTTCATGCAAATCAAAAAACCAATTTCTTCCCATCGGTGTCCCTATGAATATTGCAAAGCCTTTTCTGTCGGAAAGTGCTGGTCTTAAAATGGTGTCAAAGAGGTCTGGCGAAAGGTTTTGAGTTTCATCGCAAACTATGCCATCAAAATACTGACCTCTAATGGCAGCACTATTCTCACCCCCAATAATTTGAATACGACTGTAGTTGACTGAAAAGTCCACCCTTAGTTCAGACTCATTGAATTTTGTTCCTGGTATGGCAGAGGAAAATTGTTTCATGTAATCCCATGCAGTTGATTTCCCTTGCAGACGAAATGGAGAGATAAAAGCATATCTAGGATAGGGTTTAGTGTTCGTTAGAGCAGCCTTAATTAAGTGATTGATAGCAAATACAGTCTTACCCCCTCTACGATGGACAATGACCACATTAAATCGGTTCTTATCGCATTTTTCATGCAAAAAATTTTGGATTTCTCTTGGCTTGTATGGAATTACGATTTCTTTCATATTATATCAAAACCCCCTATACTTCATTTCCCCAAACATCCCAACCTTTTCTTTTTTGTCTAGCAAAAATGTCAATTCTATCGTTTCCTAGAGGTTCAATCATTTTATAAAATTTATCTGGTTTTTGAGAGTGTCTGATATTTTCTGCTTGAAAACATAATGGTATTAATGGTTTTCCTTTAATCCATAAATCAGGTTTTTTATTATAACCTATTAATATAAATTCTGCGTTCCATCTAAAACCAAATAATGGCATACCTGCTGACTTTCCGAATGTTTTTTCCCAAACTCCCATACACAAAAAATTAAAACCCCAATTTTCTAAAACAGTTTTTGCATCAAATAAGTATTTTTGTGTTGTCCATAGAAAAACCCAGCACTTGTCTTTTGCTAAACTTTTTATTGGCATTTGTTTAATTTCATCTAATTCCATTAAAGGATAATCCATATTAACCTGATTAGGTCTTGTTTTATGAGTTACCTTTTTTATCTTTCATGGTGGATCAATAACAATAATATCGTATTTTTTTTTTGTAAATATCATTTAATGAATGGTTGTATCAGCATCAGGATAGTCGTCTGGCAAGACGAATTGAGTTTTAAGGAAATCGGAGAAGTCTTCAGCTTCTTCGCTGTTTTCAAAACCTTGAAAGTGTGTAATCACAATTGGTTTTTTTGTTTTTTTATCTTTCATAATGAAGATTATTGTTTTTAGAAATCTATCGTCCATTTGTTTGTAGCATATAGTAATTTTAATTTAACCGGTAACCTAAAATCAGGGGACACCCCCAAATAAAACCCCCCAGATTGCAAACCAAGAACCAAAAATCAAGGAATTATTACTAACGATAACTTATTACTACCGATAGTAATTTTTCCGATAATTCTGCGTTATCGACCATGTTGCTGTTTTGTTCTCATTTGTGATATTTTTGCAACACTTTTTTGGTTCATATGTATATAACACTTTTTATGTGTGTTTGTTTTACCACATAACCAATAAAACCAATACTTTTAAAGCATTTTATACAATCAAAACTATTCAATTACTTACTCCAACTTATGTTTAATGGTGATTTATCATCACCTTTTATAGTTAATTCTGCAGCTCTTCCATACTTTTTAGATGCTAATTTACTTGCAGACCATTGAGAACTTGCAACAATTATTTTGTAAAGGTTCACCAGGTTTTGACCTGCTTTGCCATCTATTTCACCGGATTCAATTTTACTTTCTAATTCAAGTCTTTTGTCCTTCAAGTTGGATAATTCAAGATCAATTGCTAATTCTTTTGCCTTTTGGTATCTTTGCATTAACTCATCAGAATTAACAAGTTCATTTCTAAAACTTGACCAACTATAATCAATATCAGGTCTTTCAAATATCTGTCTTATAGTGAGTCCATCAGCTAACAAATCAAGGATCTGTTTTTCTAATTTCTTATTAAGTTTTTTAGGTCTTCCAGCCACAGTTTATAATCATTCTAAATTAGTGTGAGTCCTCCAGTTAGAAAGGAAAGAAAGAAAGGTCTGAAAGACTCACCGGTTATATATAACTAAATTAGGCTAAACAACTAAAAGAGGGAGTTTAAACCTGTTGCAATTATATCACTATATCTGGTATGATTACAAGTCAAAAGGTTTCCTAATTGTGTTAAATGTTCGCTTGTCAAGTGTTAAGGGATTTTGTTTTATTTTACCATCAAAAATTAAACGATCTATTATATTTTGACAAGTCCATGATCCAAACCTTGCACCAGACACAATCCAATCCATTTGAGTCCAAGAAAGCATCCCATTTTTAAAATCTTCCTGTATATTTCTAATTATTTCAATCTTGTCTGCCATGCTATAGGTGTTATTATAACTTAGCTGTAAAGGTTCATTATTGTAATAATATATATCACTCATTTTTTAAACTTCTTAAAACCTT